AGGTCCTGTTACACCTAATTCACCTTTTTGTCCTTTATCACCAGTAGAACCAGTAGTACCTTGATTACCTTGAGGTCCTGTAGCACCTTGAGGACCTGTGTTTCCACCGACACCTTTTTGACCTTTTTCTCCCTTCTCACCTGTATCTCCCTTTTGACCCTTTTGACCTTGAGGACCCTGTGCTCCTATCTCGCCCTTTTGTCCTTTATCTCCTGTAGCACCAGTAACACCTACTTCACCCTTTTGTCCTTTGTCACCTGTAGGACCTTGCACAGTTGAAGGTGCTCCTTTTTCTCCTTTATTTCCTGTCGCATTGTTTCCATCCGCACCCACTTCACCCTTTTGTCCTTTGTTTCCTTTTGCCTCTACATCTCCTATGTTTCCTTTCTGTCCTATTTCACCCTTCTGACCTTTATCACCAGTGACACCTTTTTGACCTTTATCTCCTTTTTGTCCTTTTTGTCCTTTGTCACCTGTAACACCTATTTCACCCTTTTGTCCTTTCTGACCTGTATCACCTGCGAGTTTGATATGGGCAGTATCACCATTTACAGTGATAGAGTTACCTGTACCAACAAATCTTAAATTTGTAATACCAGTTCCAACAACTAATCCTTCGGACTGAATACCTACAGCAGAAACAAAAGTATTACTTACACCTGTTAAACCCTGTCCACTTCCTCTGAATGTACCACCAGAAGCATGGAATCCAGAACGACCAGTAACAACACCAACCGAATCTACGTTTTTTACATCCTCATATGTTAAAACACCACCAACAGTCATGTTACCAGTAATGTTTGCTGATGTAAATGTAGGATTAGATGGTAATCTTGCATTATCAAGAGTACCTGAAGTAATTAATGATGCTGGTATTTTTAATCCTGACTTCGCATTTCTACCAGAGTCAAGAACTCGATTACCGCCAATATATAATTCGTTTGCTTTAATACCTTTTCTATTACCTGTTTTATCTACAACTTCTAAATCACCACTAGAATCTTTTTTTAATTTTGTTTCTCCAAGATTAATTGAATCATCAGAAGGATCAATCGTAATTGAACCCGTACCAATTGTCAATATACCCGTTACTCTCGCATCGCCAGTTACAACTAAATCTTCACCAAAAGTCGTGCCACCACCAACATGTAATTTAGCGACTGTCGTGATACCTGCTGCAAGGTCACTTGTTCCTGCACCTGCTACAATAGGACCACTAAAGGATGATGCTGTGATAATACCAGTGAATACTGCTGCACCTGAATTATAAATTGTCGCACCATGACCTATAGGTGTGTCTGAACCTAAAACATTAATTCCTGCAATTTCAATACCAATATTATGTACATTACTTGTTCCTGTTTTGAAGTTTGATGCAGTCGCAATACCAGTTAGTGTAATATCTTCACTAACTATATGTGACTCTGTATGAATACCAGGACCGTTAACTTGTGATATATCGTTCAACGACATTTGTTACAAAATATGCAATATAATGTATTTATATAGTTATTTAAGATGGAATTGTTGGAAAGGTTGCATTCTCTGGATCTGCCTCAGTTGCAGGTAAGTCTCTAAGACTTTGACGATATGTTTTCCACTCAGTTTTTTTTGAATCTGTCAATGGTGAATCTGTAAATTGTGTCCAATCACTTTCTCTCAATAACATATCTCTCATATGTCGAAGAGCACTGATATAATCAGTTCCAAAACTTTCTTTTATTGTTGGCCATGCATCTAGAGTTGACATTAGATTTCAATTATAAAATTTTTAGATATTTATATTATAAGATTAGTTTCTCCAAAATTATTACTAGCTAACCAACCAGTCGCAATATATTTGGCACTATAAGGTGGATTACCTCTATGCAGGTGTGTAAATGAACCAGGAAAAATTAATACTCGACCTGCTTTTGGTTTAATCTTTTGTTTCTGATATAAAAATTCTGTCTCTCCACCCTCTTCTACATCATTAAAATATACTGACCAAACTAAAGTTCTATGTGCACAAGCAATATTATTTGATTCTGAATGCCAATCATGATATCCCTCAGTTGGTATCGTTTTTTGTAAAATACAAGTTGTACTATGATAATTAAAATTTTTAAGAAATGGAAACCATTCAAGATAAATTTCTAAACATGCTCTTACACCTGTCATAATATGATTTGATATGAGAGGATTAAACGCAGCAATGTCCAATTGAGCGTCTTTTACACTTGTATTACTTCTTGGAACAATTTGAGTTGACTCATCTAACATCTTGATGACATGAGTATTAAAATCATCCAATATAACATCATCCCACACACCTATAAAATCTTTCTTTAGAAAGATCGTAGGTGGATTAATTGTTTGTTCAAACATAATTAAAGATCAGAATCTCCTTCTATTTTTTTTATTGGTTCCTCGATTGCTCTCATATTAATTGTTTGTGACAATCTATCCAGAGTTTCATTTCTAAATGATTCGACAGCAGCACCAGTTTGTCTTTGTTGCTGAGAATTTTCAATCATCAACAAAGGCATCCACGTTACAGCACATCCCCATTCATCAACTGGTTCACCAGTCTGAGGATTTGTCCCTCTAATCTGAGTAAACCATGAACACTGAAGTCCAATACAATCTTTACCAATTAAAGGGCAAAATTTTCCCTGTTCAAGTTTCATATTAAGTCTTTGTTGCTATTATAACATCAGTATACTGAACAGCCAAGTTAAATTGAGGATTTGAAAACCCATGACTGTGACCTTGATTACTACCTACAGATGAAGTTCTACCTACGTTTGACACAGAACCAGACGCAGATATGTTATACGATTCATATAAATTACCTGCACCAGATCCAGAACCAGGATAGTTGTTAGCACTCATGTTTGTACCATTTCGTAACTGTCCATGATTACCTGATCTAAATGCAAGGTGATAGTGAGATGGAATTTGGTTTGATGTTAGTGTATGACTTGAAACTGAACCATTACCAGTGGTTATTGTGGTATTAAATCTACCTGAAAATGAATAATCACCACCATTAGTAACGCTTCCGCTCACTAATCTCAATGCTCGATCATTCAGAGAAGTATCCTTTGTCCATCCTGATGGTGCTGATGTTTGTTGGAATAACATTCTCGTTCCAGCAGGGAAACTCGCTAAGTTTCCAGTGATGGTTCCAGTTACATTTAAATTACCACTTACCACTAAAGTTGAACCATTAAAAGTCAAATTTGATTCGGCATTTAGTGTTGTTCCACTTACACTGGTCATTACTCGATCATTACCAGCGTTAGTTATTGTTGCTGAACCAGATGGACCTGGTGGACCAGCAACTCCTTGAGGACCTGTAGGTCCTTGTGCTCCCCCTGTTCCTTGACTACCTTGAGGACCTTGAGGACCTGTTGGACCTTGAGCACCTGTACTACCTTTGTCTCCTTCTGTTCCTTGAGCACCTTGAGCACCTTGAGTGCCTTGAGGACCTGTTGGTCCTTGTGCTCCCTGTGGTCCTTGTGCTCCCGTTGAACCTTTATCTCCTTGAGATCCTTGAGGACCTTGTGCTCCCGTTGAACCTTTATCTCCTTGAGCTCCTTGAGATCCTTGTGCTCCCTGTGGTCCTTGTGCTCCTACCTCACCTTTCTGACCTTGATCTCCTTTCTGACCTTGAGAACCTTGTGGTCCTGAATTAGCAGCAACCCAATTTAATTCTGTGCCTGTTGAAGATAGCACCTGTCCAGATGTTCCCAGATCTCCATCTTTATCTTGTAGTCCACCATATATTTTTACTCCATCAGTAGTTGTTTCAAATCTTTTTAATCCATCTTCATATAATTCAACAGACCCATCTGGTATAAATTTTCCCATAACTTTGTTAGGAGAAGATAAATGTCTAAATTCTATCGGACTTGAACCAGATTGAAATACCAATCCACCGTCACCATTGTCATGTATGATACTTTCTGTCCCATTATGAAATATTCTTAAATCACCTAAATTACCATTTCCACCATCACCAAATCCTATCTCTACATTATCTAAAAATCTTAAATTATTTGCTGATTTGTCAAATGTTATGGAAGATACTCCAGTCGCACCATGAAACTCAACATCATTTTTAAATGTCGTGACACCAGTAATATGTACATCATCTAATTCAGAAATACCATCTATATCTACGTTTCCAGTAAAAGTTGCAGAACCAACATTATTAATACGAAATCTCTCAGTGCCCTCAGTTGTAACTTTGAAATGTCCGTCTGATCCTGTATCAACTACTTCTGCTTCAGTATTTCCTTCAAATATTTTATCTGCGAATCCATCTCCTTTCAGACCTTTGATACCATCCGCACCATCATCACCAGCAAGACCTTTTTGACCTTTATCACCTGTAGCTCCCGTGTCACCTTTTTGTCCCTTATTACCTTGTGCTTCGACTGCACCCTTTTCACCTTTTTGACCTTGATCTCCTTTCTGACCTGTGCTTCCTGTAAGTCCTTGAGTTCCTACTTCTCCTTTATTTCCTTTCGCACCTGTATCTCCAATTCCACCTGCATTCGCTAAAACCCATTGTGCACTATCAGCATCAACATAATAAACATATAAATCACCACTATCACTCTCCCACCATAGTTCACCATTTCTAGCACCTGAAGGAGGATTATCTGATATTGTGACTGGATTTACTGTAATTGTCGCAGCAATACCAGGAAAACCTGAAGGACTTTGAACACTAACATTTGCAGTAACAGCAGCACCCACAAAATTTAATTGAGTTATACTACTCGCTGCAGATACTGGATTCCCTTCATCAAATACAGAAATAGCACCTGCTACAAGACCACCACCGATAGGTACCCAATATCTTTTACCAGGAAAACCTGGTACTGCAACTAATTGATATTGTGAACCTGATGGAACTGCAGGACCAGTTATAGGATCTGATAAGTTTGGTTCAGCTTGATCTAATCCAAGATATTGATATCTGTCATCAGTTAATTTATCTTGTGGTCTTCTTTTTTGTCTTCCACTTAAATACTTTGGCATATTACGACGTACTATTTTCTAGAATACTTGCGATTAGTTCCATCTGAAGTGGTGCGAAGAAACCACCAGATAAACTAGCTCCAACATTTACACGTATTCCATTCAATCCAACTGTGCTAATTGTTAATGTCTGACCAGATGCAGGGTCAGTCGATCTAGGATATGCGTGTTCAGTCGCACGATTATCCATCGTACATGTAAAAATAATAGAATTATCTGCAATTGATATTGTATCATTATTTTGTAAATTATGATTTGTACTTAAGGTAAGGACTATTTCACCTTGAGCTAATAAAACTCCATGTATAGTTTTTGTACCAGGTCCACCATTATAGACTGCGTTAATTACATTAAATTTGGTACCATTTGAGGGATTACCATCTTGACTGTTTACAACTGTTACTGCATTATCTCTTGCTCTCTCAAAATAATGAATGGCAGAATTATAAAAGTGTGGATATCCTTTACTACTACCTACAACTGCAGAAAAAGTTTTTGATACTCCAACATTTCCTATTAACGTATCAACTGTATATGATTGTTGAGGATCTGGAAATATAGTTGTTGTAATACCTGTACTACCTGAACAAGTAAATGCAATCCCACTTAAAGTTACTGGGTCAGTAACATTTAAATTATGTGCTTCTTTCGTGGTTATAGTTGCTATGCCAGATGGTTCGTCATAGTCAACATTCTGTATTATACCAACTCCCTCCTGTGTTCCTCGAACATAAATTTGATCCAATATAAGTGGTGTCTTTTCTAATACTAATCTTCCATCAATTAAGATTACTGCATCATTAGGGGGTATCTCCGCATCTTTTATAACTCTAATATCTCTTGTATTACCTGTGCTTCTTGACGTTCTCTTTTGAATGAATGAAACTGTGGGATAAGTTGTTCCAATACCAACATTAGATACTTGTGTGTACAACAATAAAGCAGAGGTGCCAGTAGGAACTTCATAAAGTTTTTGCAGACCTGGTGCAACAGGAACTGCAATGGATACAAATTTATTGACTGGTGCGATTGCCATATTATCTCAATGCTAATATCAGTGGTGTAAGTTGTGCTTGGATTGCTCTATTAAAGTCTCTTCCTCGAATTGTAGATGTAGTTTGATCGATTGTTAATCCATCACCAATTCTGAAATTACCTTTTTGATCTGTGCTAGTAAATGGAACTTGACCTCCATTAATAGCAATTACTTCATTCTCAGGTATCGGTTTTCCACCTTGGAATGGGTTCGATGTATTTATGTCTGTACCAGCACCGATATATTCAAATGAGTGTGAACTAGTAATTATACGACTTAATCTCACCATCTTGACTTGAGTGTTGTTGAAAACTGGATATGGAATAAATTCGTTGAAAGTAATTGTCGATATTCCTGTTACTGCTGCTGATTCTGTTGCTTCACTAACAGTAAATAATATAGGATCTGTATTTACTTTAAATGTTGCATTACCACTGGATATCACTGTAGATAAGTTTTGTGTTGGTAAGAAATTACGACCACTATTCAAAACATCAACAGAAGTTATTGTTCCAGCAGCACTTACATTTGGTGAAAATTCTGGAAGTATAGACTCAGGACCTAAAGGACTTTCATTCAAAGTAATGATGGGAGGAGCACCAACCGAGTAATCACCATCATTTCCACCATTTACCACCTCTATTGATCTAATCACTTGTAAAGGTGCATCGACAGTATCAGTTGAAGTTGAATCATCGTAATCATTCATATCAAGAACAAAATAAACTCCTTGACCATCAAAAGGTATTCTTATATTTCCATCAGTATCTTTTGTATTCGCAGTCACGATGGTATCTACCTGTGAATCTGTAGGACCGTTTGTTGTAATACCTGTGAATTCAATATCTCCAAAACCATCAGCGACCAAACCTTTAATACCAAAAGAACTATTTGAGTTTGTTAGGTCACACTGTCCTCCAGATGAAACTCCAATACCAATTTCACAACCAATTGTGAAAATAGAAACTAACTGAGCATATCCATTATTCGATATTGATACACCAATACCAGCTTCATTATATTGTGTGAAGGAATCACAAACCATTGATTTTAAATCTTGACCACCATTATTAGTTCCTGTGAATGCTGCGTTAGCATGATCTCCATTAATTTTCATTCCAATACTTCCAGTCATAAAGTTAGTACAATTTCTTACATATGGTGATCTCCATCTACCAGCACCACCTTCATCTGCAGGACCTAACGGTGTGAATCCTGAAACTGCTTGGAAATCTAATCCTGAGTCTACACTTGTTTGTATTGGTGGAAATGCAACTGCACCGCAGCGAGGATGATTAGTTGTAATCGATGCTCCAGCAAAACTTAAATTTTCAATTAAGCATCCCCTTCTAACATGAAATACATCTCTGTTTGTATTATTTGGAACAACAGTTACCAATCTTAAATCTTCTCCCGTAATTGCAACATCAGTTCTCAAACCAATTGGATTGTTCTCTATATAAACTCCAGACCTTACCTTAATTGTATCTCCCTCTTGTGCAATTGCAGCTGCAGCTGCAATAGTATATTTTGAATCTCCCTCCAATAAACCACTATTAGAATCTCTACCATTTTTCGATACCCACAACGTTCTCTTTGTCTGAACTCCAGAAGGTCTCCATGATACTCCGACTCCCACACCAGAGACATTGAAAGAAGATAGACGATAATCAGTTCTACCTGAACCAACTCCTTGACTGTTAAAGAAATCTGTTAGTTGTGCATCTAATTCAAGATTACCCTCAATTTTTACATTTTGACCAACATTTAAATTTTTTAATATTCCAACACCACCATCAATCACAGCAGCACCCGTAGATGTATCGTTTGATTGTGTATCATCATCTACATCTAATCTTCCTGCAAAGGTTCCATTTCCTCCTGAGTTTAAATTACCTGCTAATCCTAGTCCTCCATCAATAACAGCAGAACCAGTTGTGACGCTTGTTGATTCTGTTTGATCGTCTACATCTAATCTTCCCGCTATGACTGCAGCACCACCAATGTTAATATTTTTTTCTACACCAACTCCACCATCTACTATTAAGGAACCTGTATCTTTGCTCGTACTTTCAGTTTGACCTAAAATAGTGGTGTCACCACCAACAAATAATTTTTTACCGACTCCTAAACCACCAGATATACGAACTGCACCTGTGCCTGTACTACTAGACTCAGATTGGTCATTAAAAGTTGAAGTACCATCAACGTCTAATACAGAATTAAATGTGACTCCAGCATCTACATTTAAAGTACTATCAAAATCAACATCGCCAGTTGCATGTACAGTTCCCGATATGTCTAAATCAGCTGATGGATTTGAATTTCTTATACCAACTCTAGACTGTCTATAGATTGATGCACCTGTACCAGTTCCTTGATGACCCCATAAATCTTCAACAAATATAGTCGCAACACCTGTTACTGAATTAGGATTTTGTGCAGTTGCTTCTAAAGTATCAGTTCCTTGCCCATTACTATTTCTTTGAGCAAAATTTAGTACTGTAAAAGATTGTGCTGCTCCAACAGCAGGAACAAAAGTTCCCTCGTTTTGTAGAAATACACCCTCAGTCTCTACAGGAGTAAATGAAACCCATCTTATACCAAGTTCATCACGACTCATAAAGTTTGCGTTTCCACCTACAGAACCAGCTGAGTCATAAATGTTTCTTGCAATTCTTATACTACCATCAAAATCCGCTCTTAATGTACCATATCCAGAATTATTGACTGTAAATGTACCACCTGGATTATTCGTTCCAATTCCCAGTGTCCCTACACCAGATACAACAAGGGATTGAGTTCCTATTCCTAGTTGGAATTTAGCATCAGGTTGAGTTGTACCAATACCAACTAATCCTAAATCGTTAACAATGAAAGATTTATCACCAGCACCCACTTGGAATCTAGCATCTGGTTGTGTACTTCCAATACCAACTCGACCACCAACTTGTCCATCTGCATCTGAAGTTGTAGAAATTGCAACTAAGACAGTACCACCAGCTCCAACATTATGTCTCTGATAAACTGTAAGATAATTAATATCAACAGGACCTATAAATGTTGAGAGACCACTTACAAAAAAATTATCATTTACTGTGATACTTGTAAACGGTTGGTCATCTTCAAACGTTATATCTTTCGCATCGAGTTCAGTATATAATTTTCCATAAATGAATACATCATCAGTAAACTCAGCCTTTCTATTAAAATTATCTACATCAGCAGCATCGTAATTTGGGTATGGAACACTACCTGATTCAAATCTAGACATTAGGCACCCCAGACACTTTCAGCGACACTTGTACCTTTAAATACTCCTCCCATCCAACCAACTTCACGAACTCTTATCTTTCCATATGGTGCTTTGATAT